AAATGTTAAAATTGTTAAAAAAAGATGAATATCCTGAATGGCTTAAAGAGGCTTTAATTAGGGATGAAATTATTTACTTGGATGAAGAAAAAAATACAATAGTTTGGAAATGGGGCACTTGGGAAGGTGGCAATTGGGAAGGTGGCACTTGGAAAGGTGGCACTTGGGAAGGTGGCACTTGGGAAGGTGGCATTTGGAAATGGGGCATTTGGAAAGGTGGCACTTGGAAAGGTGGCACTTGGAAAGGTGGCACTTGGGAAGGTGGCACTTGGGAAGGTGGCACTTGGGAAGGTGGCACTTGGAAAGGTGGCACTTGGGAAGGTGGATTAAAAAGATTTGTTTCTTTGATAAAATGGCCTGTTTACTATTCACAAAAAAAAATAATTGTTGGATGTAAAGAATTTTCAGTTGATGATATGATAAAATGTAGGGAAGAAAATCAATTTCCATTTGAGGATGAGTTTACAGACGATCAACGGAAAGAGATGAAAAAAGCTATTGAAGATGTTTTGTTTATTTTAAGAAGATAAGGAAGGGCAAAAATGAATAAAAGATTTAAAAATTTAGAATTAGAGGAGGAAAAGGAAGAAAAAAAAGTAACAAAGTTGGATTATAAAAAGTCAATTTCCATTGATAAAGATAAACTAGATTTAGAATGGTTGGTTTGTGGTAATGAATATATGGATTGGGTAGAACATCAAGCGGATTGTAACGATATTGTCGATGACAAAGAAAACAAGCTTAAATTGTTAGAGGCTCAACTTGATAAAAAAATAAGATCAAGTGAAGATAATGACACAAAGAAAAAATTAACCGAAGTTGGAATCAAAAATGAAATCATTATTAATCAAGAATTTCAAGATTTGAAAGAAGAAATTAGAGTAGCTAAATTTAATTTAAATATTGCAAAAGGGGTTTTGGATTCTTTAGATCGCAAAAAGAAAGCTTTGGAAAAATTGGTTGATTTGTGGATTATGGGGTACAATTCGGAACCAAAACAATCATCCAATGTAAAAACAAAGATTTTGGATGGTGTTTCTAATCGGGTTAGGAGTGATTTAAATAAAAATAAAGGAAAATGAAATGAAATTTAAGGTTGAGGTAGAATTAGATTGGATTCAAGGTGGTTGTTCAGGTCTTGATAGTGATACGAATTCATGTTTAGGACCAGATTCTTTTAATATTGACCAAGCTGTATTGGATGAAGTATCAAGAGTTATTGCAGCAAAAATAGTCGATGGAAATTCGATTGGTCTTAAAAGTATTGAAAAAGAAATTAATGATAAATTCGACAAAATGGAAAATCTTGTAAAAGAAAAGATTGGAAAATCTGCTGAACAACTAATTGGTATTAAAATTAACGAAGTGATTGAAAATTGGTTAATTGGTGGATCAGGCATAACAATTACAGATGGTTATGGTGATGCTAAAAAGACCTATCCAAATGTAATGGATTTAATTAAAGAAAAGTTCAATAATATGTTGCTTGAAACTGTTGATAAAGATGGAAATTATGTGAGTAACGATTATTATAGTGGTTCCGCTAAACAAACAAGGTTAGAGCATCTTTTGGGTAAATTAAAGGCAAATGCTGAAAAAGAATTAAAGGTGAATGTAGATACAGAAATGAATAAAATTATTAAAGAAATGGAAGGTTATATTCAAACTCATTTAAGTAAACAAATTGGCGACAAGTTTCTTGAGTTATCTGGGATTGATGTTGCTAAAAATAAAATTGTAAAGAAGGGATAATTATGAAATTTAAATTATTTTTTATAATAATTGTTTTAAGTTTATTTTTTTCAGGGTGTACAAAGGCTATGATGATGAGTTATGAAAAGAATTGTGAGTCAGAAACTGATGGACTTACCAGAATAGTTAAGGCTTATTCATCGTATACCGGACAGGTAATATTTGAACGAAAGTTTACCAATTCGTATTTTGAAAATGAATCCACTGGTGACACGATAAAATTAAACATTCTTGACCTTAAGAATGGATTAAAAACAAATATAATCGGAAATAATTGTATTGTTATTTTTGATGAAGTTAATGAATAAAATAGGAGTAAATAGATGAGTATACAAGAACGAATAAGAGAAAACCATAAAAAACGCAAGGATTTTTCAATCCAGGGTAGGGAAAATGTTTTAGATTTACCGGATAGTGTTAAATTTTATAAATCTTCTTTTGATAAAAAAAATAAGATAATCATTCTGCCTTATAAAGTAAAAACAGACAATGACCCGAAAGCCAAAAAGGGGGAGGAAAATTACGTTTTGGAATATTTTGTTCATTATGATGTTGGCATTAATAAAAATCAATTTGTGTGTCTTAATCGAACATATGGAAAGCCATGTCCAATTTGTGAGGAACTTGAAAAATTAAAAAAAGAAGATGATAAAGAGTCCGAAAAATTAATCAAAAAGTATAAAGCAAGTAAAAAGGCTTCTTACAATGTTTTAGATTGTTTGTCTGAAAGTCCTTCGGATGTTCTTGTGTTTAATGCTTCTTTTGCTTATTTTGAAAAAGAAATGTTGGAAGAGGTGATTGATCCTGAAACTGATGATTTGATTTGTTTTGCTGATCCATCGGAAAATGGATATTACGTGAAATTTAAAGCAATTGAAGAAACTTTCGAAGGTCGAAAACATTCAAAATATAAGAATTTTTCTTTTGAAAAAAGAGGAAAAGCAATCCCAAAAAAAATCATGGAAAAAGTTTTAAGTTTGGATGAATTTTTAGTAGTTCCTACTTACGAACAGGTGAAAGCAGCCTTTTTGGGGGCTAATATAGATGATGACGATGATTATTTTAACACAGTTTCATCAAAAGAAACAAAAGATCAGGTAATGAACAAAAGAAAAAGTAAAGTAAAAGAAGAAGAGGAAGAAAACGAAGACATTTTTGGAGAGGCCGATCCGGAAGAAATAGACGGAGATTTATTTGAAGAGGAAGAACAGGAAGAAGAAAAATCAAAGAGACCAATAAAAAAACAGAATAAAAAAGAATCTGGAAAAGAAAAAAATAAATGTCCCCATGGGTTTACTTTTGGGGTTGATACCGATACTGAAAATAAATGCATCGAATGTAAAGTATGGGATGAATGCTCGGAAGCAAAGGAATTAACAAATGATGAGTAATTTTAACATGGTTACAAAAAATTATATGTTGAATGATAACAATTTTGTTCAGTTGGAAGAAATTAGAAACAAAATAAATGATGTAACCTATTTGAGAAACAAAAACAGAAATGTAAAAAAATATGAAATTTTAAATGCCTTAATCCAAATTGGGTTAAGGCACAAGTTCGAAGTTTTTCAAGAACTTGGTTTGAAGGATGAAGACGTCAAAGGGGTTGTTTTATGATAGAAGTACCAGAGATAAAAAATAGTCAAGATTATTTGAATTTTATTAAAACCTTGCCAACTTATGAAGATGAAAAATTAAAAGATTTTATTTCATATGGAAATAAGTCAAAATGGACTGATTTTGTATCTGGTTGGTTTTTTTCTGGGGTTAATAAGGAAAATGTAAACAAATTACAACCTAAAGAAAGTATAGATAAAAGTAAAGCTTTAATTGTTGTTAGTTTGATTTTGAAGGATTGGCAATTCAAGCATGAACACAAAGAAGCCTTGGCAGCTTATTTAATGAATGAATGGTTTGTCTAATTGGATTTAAGATTGATTTATTGTGTTTAAAATTAAAGGAAATAATAATGCCAAAGAAAGAGATTAAAAAAACAAATAAAAAGGAACAGACAATAAAAGAAATTACGAAGCAAGTTATTGAGGAAGTAAAAAAACCTTTGAACAAAACAACAAAACAAGACATTGAATTTTTAAAATCAGGCATAACTTTACTTGATTTGTGCTTGGGTGGTGGTTTTGGAAAGGGTTATATCAGTAATATTTGTGGATGGGAGAGTACCGGAAAAACGGTTTTGGCTTGTGAAATTTTGGGAAACAACAAAAGAAAAAACAAAAGTTTTGATCATAGATTCAATAATTCTGAAAGTGGTTTTACTTTGAATACAGATCATTTATTTGGATTTAAAATAAACATGGTGGACCCTTCGTCTGATACTGTTGAAAAGTTTGTTTTTGATGTTGAAAAAACAATGAAAAAAAAGAATCCTGATAAGGATATGATTTATGTTTTAGATTCTTTGGACGGTCTTTCTGATAGTCGGGAATTGAAGAAACATAAAGAAGATATGAATAAAGTTAAAGAGGCTTTAGACAAAGATAAAGAGGCTGAGATAAAAGGGGATTATTCAGGAAAGGCCAAGGCTTTATCTGAATTTTTCAGATTGAACAATAAAGATTTGTTAAATTCAAAAATGCATTTAATGATTACTTCCCAATTACGGGATAAAGTGGGAGTCATCTATGGTAAAAAAGAAGGGAGAACCGGGGGAAAAGCCTTGCAATTTTATTGTGCTCAAATTATATGGCTTTATTTGGAGGAAAAATTAACTAAAAAGGTAACAGTTGATGGCAAAAATTATGAAAGAAACACTAGTAATTTTGTAAGGGCTGAAATAGAAAAAAATAAGTTGGGGCCTGGTTATCGTAATTGCTATTTTTTTATAGATATGAATTATGGAATAGACAACATCAAATCCAACATTTATTTTTTATACGACCTTATAACTCCAAAGGGAGAATTGAGGGATTGTAAAGAGTTTGTTTGGGATGATAGAAAATTTAATTCTGATGAAAAATTAATAAAGTACATAGAGGATAATAATCTTGAAAGTGAACTAGAAAAAAGGGTGACTATTTTGTGGGAAAAAATAGAATCCGCTCTTTTAGTGGATAGGAAAAAGAAATTTTAAAAGGTGGTTAAAATGAGTTATTTTGAAGAAAAATTTAATGTTATGAGTGATGAAGAAAAGGAAAAGTTTACTGATTTTATGGTCAATCCTGAAAATATGATGAACCAAATTAAAAAAGATACCATTTCTAAAGTTATAGTATCTATAATTTTAACAGATGAAAAAATTCCAAATGTGGGAAAAGTTAGGATGATAGTTCCTATTTTAGCAGCTATGGCAATGGGTTTCAAGGAAAAACGAGATAACATTAAAAACCAACTCGAAACATTTAAAAAGTTTTCAGTAATCAGTCAAGACATACCTTCATTGGAAATGATTGAAACAATTAAAAATTTATTGGATGAATTATGATTGAAAAAATAGAGTTGATTAATTTTGAATCACACAAAAATACCAAACTTGATTTGGTTGATGGAGTTAATGTTGTTATAGGGGCTTCCGATTCTGGAAAATCTGGATGTTTACGTGGGGTTAATTGGATTGTTAATAATCGACCTTTAGGGGATGATTTTAGGAGTTTGTGGGGGGGAAAGACATCATCCAGTATAGTAATTAATTCCAACAAAATAGAAAGGATAAGAACGGATAATGACAACCTGTATGTTATTAATGATGATTATAAACATCCTTTTAAAGCATTTGGAAATGATGTACCGGAAGAAATTAAGAAGATGATTAATTTTTCAGATGTCAATTTTCAATATCAAATGGATTCCCCTTTTCTATTTTCAGAGACATCCGGAGAAGTTGCCAAATACATCAACCAAATTATCAATCTTGAAATAATTGATAACACTCTAGCAAACATTGACAAAATGAAAAGGGATTATACAAAAAAATTAGAAAATGAAAGAGTATTATTGAAAAGCAATCAGGATGAATTAGGTCAATATGCTTGTTTAGAGGAACTTGACGAGTTAGTTACTAAGGCCGAAATTTTAGATAAAAAAATAAATGAAATAGAGGAAAAAAAAGAAAGTTTGATTTCTATTTCTGAAAAAATCAAAAATTTAAAATTGGCAATTAAAAAAATTGATGGGTATTTGAAAATTGAAAAGGTTCTGGAAAAAAGTATGGAAACAAACAAAAAATTGGATGAAAACAAAAGAAAAATAGATTCTTTGAATGGGTTGATTAATAGCATAAATCAGTGTGAAAATGCAATTATTCAAAATGACAATAAGTTTAAAGTGTTAGAGCAAGAGTTTTTAAAAATTATGCCTAAAGAATGCTTGAATAAAAATTGTGTTTTTTTAGTAGAGTAAAATTATGATGGTTTTTCATTATTTTGTGAGATGCGATGGATGTGGGATTGAGAAAGCATTTAATTTTGATAACCACGAAAAAATAATACAAGAATTGATTAAAGAAGAGTGGATTTTTAAACCTTATTCAGATAAATCAAATATTCATTTTTGTTCATTAAAATGTAAATTGAATTATGAAAAGGAGTTGGTTATGTGTGCTGATTGTGAGTGGGAAGAGAATTTAGATGTTTGTAAAGATATTTTAGACGACTTAGAAAATGAGTGGTGTTTTGATACCATTACAGGAATTAAAAAGTGGGTAGAAGAAAATGAACATATAACCGAAAAGCAAATCAATGCTATTGAAAACATTCAATCAGCCATTGAAAGAAGAAACGATTTTTAAAGGGGGATAAGATGAAAATAAAAGTGGAAATTACTGAAAATGATATGAAAAAAATAATAAAAGAAGAATTAGAACATAAATTGAATATTTGTATTGATATGAATAAAGTTTCAATATTTGTTAAAAGCAAGCAAAATTATAAGTCTGAATGGGAAACATCAGATTTTAAAGCTATATATGAAAATTAAGAGGGTTAAAAATGTGTAAAACGTGTCAATATAAAGAATATAAAAAGAAATGTGAGGATATTTTGTTGAATCCTCATAATAAATATCAAAGATGGCTAATCGAGAGAATTAGTTTTCAGATTTCTGAAAATAATCATGTGACCGAAAGGGAAAAGGAATTGATCGATAATGCGATAGTTATTTTAGACATAAAAAATAAATTGCGATTAAAGAAGGTATTTAAGTGAAAATTATAGCAATTGTAACGGCTGATTGGCATTTTCGAGATACACAACCTCGATGTCGAATAGATGATTATTTTCAAGCTCAAAAAAATAAATTAGATCAAATAAAAGAAGTTCAGAAATTTGATAACTGTCCTGTTTTTGATTGTGGGGATTTGTTAGATAAGTGTAAAAGTTCCCCTTTTTTAGAAGGGTGGTTAATGGATAATTTACCAGATCATTTTTATACAATTGCGGGCAATCATGATATCCCTTATAAAAAAATTGATGCTATTGATTGGGGTTCTTTGGGTGTATTAATAAAAAGTAAAAAAATAAGTTTAATAAAATTGTATGAAGATGATAATTTAATTATTGAAGGATTTAATTATGGAGAATTATCAGATGACAAATGAAATATGGAAGGATATTCCTGAATATGATGGCTTATATCAAGTTAGTAATTTAGGAAGAATTAAAAGTTTGAAAAGAAGAATATGGAATGGAGTAGGATATTTTGAAACAAAAGAAAAATTATTAAAACAATATATTTCAAATAAAGTCCCTTATTTTTATTGTTATTTAAAAAGTAAAAACAAAAGAAGAAAAACAGAGTTCATTCATCGTTTAGTTTTATTAACATTTAAAGGTAAATCAGATTTGCAATGTAATCATATTAATGGGGTTAAGACTGATAATATATTAGAAAATCTTGAATGGGTAACAAGAAAAGAAAATATAAAACATTCATGGGATACAGGATTAATTACAAAAGAAAAACAATTTCACAAAATTATTCCTGTGAAACAATTTGATTTAAAAGGTAATTTAATAAATCAATTTAAGAGTATTAAGGAAGCAAGTATGAAAACTAATATTTGTGCTAATTCTATTTGGTCAGTTACAAAAAAAATAAACAAAACTGCGGGAGGATTTATATGGCAAAAAAACGTATAGCTTTAGTACATGAGTTTGTTTCACTAGATAAGTTTCCCGGGTCAATTACTCCCGAACAATTAACTGAAAAATTAAAAGGGTTTGATTTTATTTTTTGTGGTCATAATCATCAAAATTTTGGAGATTATGTTAATGATTGTCAAGTTATTAATGTTGGTTCCATGATGCGGATGGATGCCGACCAGGTGGATTATATACCTGGTTTTTATGTGATGTATGAAGATTATTCAATTGAATGGGTTCCTTTTAATATTGAAAATGATGTGATTGACCGGAAATATATTGATCAAAAAAATCAAACTTCGGAAAGACTTTTATCTTTTGTTGAAAGTTTGAGTGGGAAATACGAAATAGGAAATAATTTTCAAGAAAATTTACGGAAATGTCAATCTCGCGGGTATAATATAGGTGAAGGGGTTAAGAAAAAGATTAGTCAGGCTTTAGGGGAATAAGTTTTTATGGCTCTATGGTGGAAATGGTTACTGACTTAATTTTTTTGGTATTGAGTGTTTGTGGAAGGTACGGTAAACAAATGCAAGATATACAGGGAAAATTATTTATGCTGGTTCGAACCCGGCTAGAGCCAAAGTAACTTGATAGTTATGTTGAAGCGTGAAAAAGCTATTCACGAAAACTATTGGTGATTAAGTAACTCAGTTGGATAGAGCCTATGGGGAAACCTTAAGGGGTCGGGGGTTCGATTCCTCCCTTAATCAATCATGTGGGGTTTAGCTCAACTTGGGAGAGCCAAAGGGACGCGACCTTTGATACTGTTCAAATCAGTGGCCCCACCATAATGAGCGTTGCTCATTTTAATAATTTTACAGATTACTTGTAGATGTTTTTAAACATAGGAGGGAGTTACGTTGTGATTCCCTCTTTTATTTTTGGGGTGTGTTTGTGACTAAGTTTGAAGTTCCTGATTGGATGGATGAATATTTACCTTTTATTGATACGGTCCCGGAGGAATACAAAAATAAAGATATAAAAAAGAATGATGTTAGGGCAGCATTGATTTTTCAATGTAATTCTCAAATAAGATTGTTAATAAAATTAAAAGAGGGAGGTTTTTTGAAGTGAGTAAAATTTATGTGGGGATTGATAATGGGGTAACGGGATCCTTAGGGGTTATTTATCCGGATGGTAATTATGAGTTTGGAAAAATTCCAGTAAAAACAGAACAGAGTTATACAAAAAAGAAACAAAACATAACAAGAATTGACAATGGAAAACTACAAACTATTTTTTCATCTTTAGATAGTAATGTTTTTTGTTTGATTGAAAGACCCATGGTTAACCCGGGAAGATGGAAAGCTACATTGTCGGCTATTCGTTGTCTTGAATCGGTTTTGATTGTTTTGGAAAAGTTTGAAATTCCTTATCAATATATAGATTCGAAAGAATGGCAAAGGGTTTTATTGCCAAAAGGAATGGAAAAAGAAGAATTGAAAAAGGCTAGTTGTGATGTGGCATGCAGGTTGTTTCCAAAAGAAAAGATGACTATTTGTAAGCATAAGGATGGGGATTCTTTGTTGATGGCTGAATATGCAAAAAGGAAAGGATTATGATCGAGTTTATACTTGCTTGTGTAATTACTTTGGTATTGGTTTTTATAGTTTATTTTGTTTGTAAAGGGGTTTTTAAATGAATAATGCCGAGATTTTAATTAAGTTAAAAAAAGATATTGACGAGTCAAAAGTTAAAAAAAATCAGTTGCAAGGCAAATTACAGAGTCTTGAAGAGCAGTTGAAAGAAGAATTTAATTGTACATTAAAAGAAGTTGAAGAAAAAATAAAAGAGTTAACATCCGAAAATGAAGAAAATCAAAAAGAACTTGATGAAAACATTAAAAAAATAAGAGAGTATTTATAAGGAGGTATTTTATGTTGATTACGATTGAAGAAGATAAAAAAGAGGTGTTTGAACCTGTTAAAATTACTCTGACAATACAAAGTAAAAGTGAGTTGATAGAACTTTGGTATAGAATGTTTTTGAGTGTAGATTGTATTAATGATAATTCGGACGAAGATTTTGGAAGGGGGGTCCCTTGCTTTGATACAGGTTTATCTGATGTTTTTTGGGATGGAATAAATATGATTTGTTGTAAAAAAGGCTATAGGAAAGTAAATGATTAATCAATTTAGGAAAAATTTAGAACAGTTGAAAGGTAGACGAAAGCAAATTGAAAGTAAAATTCAAGAAAATAAAACAAATATAAAATTGTACAAAAGAGAAAAAGAGGATTCGGAAAAGGCTCAAGTAATTATTCAAAAGGTAGCGAAAGAAACGCAAGACGAAATAATTATACATATTTCTGATATTGTTACTTTAGCCCTTAATTCTATTTTTGATGAGCCTTATGAATTTAAATTGGATTTCGTCCCCAAGCGAGGAAAGACCGAGGCCGACATATATTTTTTGAAAGAAGGCAAAAAGATAGATCCTATGAAGTCCTCTGGTGGTGGGGCTGTTGATATTGCATCTATTGCGTTAAGAATAGCCTTGTGGAGTCTTTCAAATCGAAATAATACAATAATATTAGATGAGCCCATGAAATTTCTGTCAAAGAATTACCTTGAAAAGGCCATTGACATGATCAAAATGTTGAGTGAGAAATTGAAAATTCAGTTTTTGATTGTGTCTCATATAGAGGAATTGGTTGAAAAAGCTGATAAGGTTTTTTATTTGTTAATCAAAAAAGGGATAACTAAAATAAGGAATAGATATGTTTAATGCTTGTATTGTTGGGGCTGGAAGTATAGGGGCACTGAAACCGGATGAGTTTGATTCTCCAAAAACAGAGAATATATTAACTCATGCCCATGCTCTCTATCATTTTAAGGAAATGGGGAGAATAAATGAATTTTTCATTGTTGACAAGGATTACAAAAAAAAGCAAGAGGCTAAAGAGAAGTGGCATTGCAAAACTTTTTCCAATTTAAAAAGTTTGAAGATACAGACAACAAACATAGATATTTTTGTGATTGCCGTTCCTACTGAATACCATAAAGATGTGATCGATGAGATTTTAGAAAATTTTAATCCAAAAATGATCATAGTTGAAAAGCCATTTTGTTATAATTATCGGGAAGCTTTACAAGTGTATCAAAAATGTATGAAAAGAGAGATTGTGCTTGTGGTTAATTACACGAGGCGGTTTTGTCTTTCTATTCAATCATTGAAAAATGAATTTGATTGTTTGAAGTATGGAAAAATTAAGGCTTGTAATATTCTCTATGTGCGGGGATTTATTCGTGATGCTTGTCATGCTATTGATTTGTGTAATTATTTTTTTGGGGAATTTCGACAGGGGAATATTCTAGGTAATCGAATGAATAGTTATGAAGATTACTCAAAAGATGATTTGACTTTGCCTGTTTGGATGGAGTTTGAAAACTGTCCCAATGTATATTTTACTCCAATTGATGGAAATGACATGAGTATTTTTGAGTTTGATATTTTGACTGAACAAGCACGAATTCAGTTAGTCGATCATTTCAGACAAACAAAAATTTATGAAAAAAACGATTCCTGTATTTATGGGAATTTTTCATCATTGAGTTATGAAAATGTAAGTGTGTTTGATAATAATTTGGAAACATCGTTGTATTATCTTTATTTTAATTCTTTTGCATATTTGAAAGGACAAAATAAGCAGCTAATTTCTTCCGGTCGGGATGCTTTGAAAGTACAGGAAATTTATAGAAGGTTAGGAATTGAAAAAGAAAAGCATAGTTGTGTTAAAGAAATAGACAAGGTGACAGACCATTTTGGTCTTTTTATACGTAATGGATTTAGAAAATTTAGGAGTTTAGAATGAAAAATATTGCAATTGTATCGGCTAGAATGGGCTCAAACAGATTCCCGGGTAAAGTCATGACTGATTTATGGGATGGTAAGCCTGTTTTACAAATTTTGATTGAAAGGCTGAAATTGAGTAAAAAAATAGATAAAATAGTTGTGACCACTACTCCGGAAGAGAATAACAACCCAATAATAAAGTTATGCTTTGATTTGGGTATTGATTTTGTTTATGGACACAAAGAAGAGGCTTTGCAGTCTGTTTGTGAAGCTGTTAAGCAGCAAAGAATAATTGAAGCTGATGAATTAAATGTCATAGATATAACGGGGGATTGTCCTTTCATAGACCCTTTTCAAATTGATGAAATGTTGACTGAATTTGTATGTAAAGGGTATCATTATCTATCAAATTGTATGGTCAGGAGTTTTCCTATTGGATTTGATATTCAAATTTATAGGGATTCTTTGTTGATTCTGGTTAATGAGATTGTGAAAAACAAAAGTCATCGTGTTCATTCTGGATGGAATATTTGGGCTTATTCTAGTGTTATACAAAAAAATGATACTTATGGATATGTACGTCCTCTTAAGTTTGGTAATATTGTGGCTGATGAAAAATATAATTATCCTGATTGGCGAGTTGTTTTGGATTATCCAGAAGATTTAAAATTATTAAAAATATTGATTGGGAGTTTTGCTAGAATTAATTTTACATATCAAGAAATTATAGATTTCTTAAAGGTAAATCCAGAATTACTGAAAATTAACATCAATTGTAAGCAAAAAATACCAGGAAAAGATGAATAAATTTTTTCGGAAAAGTGTTTGTGAAGGGTATAATATGGGGAAAGGAGATAAGAAATGTTAAAATTGTTAAAAAAAGATGAATATCCTGAATGGCTTAAAGAGGCTTTAATTAGGGATGAAATTATTTACTTGGATGAAGAAAAAAATACAATAGTTTGGAAATGGGGCACTTGG